TACATTGCAAAGTCACAGTTTGTAGCGCAAAGTACGCTTCTCTATCTGTGTTGTACAATGTTTCGAGTTGAGAAACTGTATATCTTTGCCCGATAAACTCTAACACTCGATTTTTGAGAGGAATATTGTTAACATTTACAAAGGCTGATAACATTGCAAATTCAACATCGTATTTTTCTAATACTCTGAATATAGCGTTTTTAGGTTTACCAATAAATGGGTTATACAATCCGCGAAGTTTGTATTTGTTGATTATTTCATAGTATAAAGCAACTTCTCCAAAATGGTCAATTTCGCCTGTACACAAATAATATTCTGTTGGATCTATATCAACAAACAAGCCATCTAAAATATCGCTGAAGTCTTTTTCATTTCCATTCACGATCGTTACATTCATTGAAGCGGTTAAACGAGTCAAATGTGCGTTAACAGTTGAGTCTCTATCTTTATTACCGTTATAGAAATAGCTAAGAGATACAGGCAAAACATTACTGCTACCATAGTCTTCAACTAACTTAAGATAACAGGCTAAACTATCCTTTCCTCCAGACAGCATAACAATAAATTTATTCATCGCTTGTTCTTTCAAAGTTATAACGTACTGACATTCTATTCAATGTGTTTTGAACTACATCGATATTTAAGATATCTTCTCGTACATGATGCTTAGCTATACCTGCCCGAAAAGAGTAAATGTAAATTTTATTCATATGTTTATAGTACTCGAATGTAAAGGCACCGTTAAAACGAGTAAAGACTCCATAGATAAGATTTTTTAATCTTTGATCTAACGGCGATCTATTCGCAGCAATTTCCAACGCATTTCTTTCGTCAATGCAAAAAAATCCATACACTTTATCGTATGCTTCAAATTGGGTTACGTTTGCTAATCTAACAAAATACTTTTTGTCTCTTGAGTATATTATATTTGGTACCTTTGAGATAAAAATATTTTCATGAGAAGAAACGAGTTGATCGAGTGTTCCGGTAGACATGAGTGTTTCGTTTGGCCCATCGAGCTCAAGTAGATCAAATACACGATCGGAGTGTGTATTCTTAAAGGTATTAAAGTATTCGTCATCAATAAATTCATGACAAGGCGATACTGCTATACCTTCAAGTCTTGTCACTAAACCTTTTAAAAATGTGAGCACCGTTTCTTGATCAAATCGTCCACATTTATTTGGCAGGGCCCAGAAGATATGGCCATCATTCCAAAAATCTTTTAATGATACGGTATTATAATCTAACTCTGGTGGTACATCAGTTACTGTGATATCGGCCAATTCAGGAATGAATACTTGCGTAGTATGAGGAACACTACTTAGCAACGTTTCAGCGACAGATGAATCGTCACAATAGATTTTTAATCTGTTTTCTACTGTCATTACACTAGGCATATGGATATTCTAACCCCGTACTAAACTTATTAACAACTGATTCAAAATAAGTTTCCACTTTCATTTTCCAATCATCCTGCCATGGAAACACGAAACCACTTCGATCGCTTGCAAGTGCCTTTGCCATAACCAAATAATTATGGTCAACATCTTTATATTTAAAATGACGATACACCGGAGAATACACCATTGTAAAAACATCATTCCATTTACTTATAACACCAAATGGTATTTTATACATGGCAGCAATCATTCCAAATTCACTATTATATGATGTCCATATTAGTTTTGCATTCATAAGAAGATGAAGTCCACTTACGTTTTGAGATATTATGCGTTCTCTATATTTATCCTTCATTTTATCCACAGAAGCATCAGTCATAACTGGGTGTAATTTAATCATAACATCGGGATAATCGATTAGCGCTTCTTCCACCTTTTCCCAATTCACTGTATGGAATAGATTAGATCCCGGTAAAAAGATTACTTTATCATAAGTTGTTTCTTGTTTTTCAAGAATGTATTTGTCTTGTATTTGTTCGAGCATCTGAGATATGATAGAATCATCTATATGAGTGTTTGAAAAAATATGATCAAAATTTCTACAATTTACTTCTGCGTTTCTTGTGCTCACGAGTATTCCGCCCATGCAATCATGATACGCTATAGCATTGACTAAACCGTTTACAACTTGAGTAATATCATCTCGAGGTGGAACACCGCCAATAAGAGGACTTACATTAAATTTGCAAGTTAATTCATACTGGGCACATGTTTTAATGATATGATTTTCTATATTTAAAAAATATTCTTTTTTGTATGTAGGTTGAATATAACCAATGCGATCTACATTCGTCCACATTTCATTGATGGTATTGTTCATATTATACTCGAGTATGTTATAATCTAACTATTACAGTTTACAATTGCCGATTCTATACAAGTTATATTATTTAATATGTACTTGTTGTGGCACTCGTAGACCAAGAAGTAGTTGCAGAAGTAGTTTGACTTACTGCTGTAGCAAACGATGTTGTTACGTCAAAAGATGTAGTGAACGATGTAGTGAAAGACGTAATATGAGAAGTGGTTCCATAAACTGGCCCAGCTTTGCCGGTCCCAAGAAGTGTAGAATAAGATGTTGTAGCTGAAGTAGTTGCAGAAGTAGTTTGACTTACTGCTGTAGATATACTCGTAGTTAAATCATACGCCGTAGAATAACTGGTAAGTACGCTAGTCGTAAATGTAGTAGTCTTAAACGCAGATTTACCTCTTAAATCCGCAAAACCAACAGTGCCAGAAGCCCTTGCGCCAAGACCTCGTACTGGCACACTATTCATGCTAATTGTAGCAGTTGCGCTCAGTCCAAGTTCTACGTTAACTTCACTGAGTGATATAGGCCCTGTGCTAGGTAATGGCATAACAAATCTCCGGCTTTCAGAATATTTATACTAGTCATGGTCATATAAGAATAGATCTACTGGAAGGGCAATACGGAGATTTGCGTCATATCTTCTTACATGATGATAGAGAAACCCTGGGAATATCACTACATCTCCGGTTTGTGGCATATGGACTGTTGGTTTAAACTGCGGCTGAAATTCTAAAGTGTATCCTCTATTCGCGTTCGTCCGTGGATCGCTAAAAACAATCTCACCACCGCGGTCTTCATGTTCTGCCATAATATAGAAAACCGCAACGAACGGCGATCCTGCATGGTTATGGGTGTCCATACTATATCCACCGCCGTTTCCGGTTAACCACGATTTAAACTTAAAGTGATAGTCATGTATGTCTATATCATACACTTTCTCAAGGTATTCTCCGAACTTTTCTTCTGCGAGTTCCTTGAGTCGAGGTATTTTATGTATAATGAGAGATGCTTCGTCGTCACCTGGAGATGTGACGACTTCATTCGACATTACACCAGTCAATATAGTTTCGCAGTCTTCTTTACTTATCTTTGACAAATAAACTGTCGTTGGGTACAGGTTGTTAAACCCTAAATCCAATCTCTTCATCATAATATTCCTTTACATCTGGAACCATTCCAGTCATTTTTAATGGTAACTCAATATCTTTTAAGATTTTATCATATGTGTTTGGGTCTTCATCGTATGTTTTAAAATACGGGTCATTACCAGCAAGTAGCATTGGATCTTTAAGTAGTTCGATAAGATCTTCACTATAGTCTTCTACTATCCAACTAGCATAGCATACTGCTACAAAATAACTCTTTGCCGGATATATCCACTGATCAACTTTTTCATGAAAGTGACGGATAATATCGTTGTACTCATTGCTAATGACGATTTCAACATTGTTCAAGTCATCTCGGTACTCGTGATTCAACCTATGATAGATCTCTTGTTTTATTTTCCACTCTTGCATTCGCCATACCAATCTAAAAGACCTTTGTACCCATTACAACTATCGTCTAAGTTTTCGACATACCGGTAATGCTCAGTTAAACACGTGCCGTAATACTTACATTGCTTACAGATGTCGCTGAGTTCGTTCTTTTCTTTCTGCGTCCATTGTATATACTCGTTCCAAGACTCAAGCTCTAAGAAGTACTCCTTATCATATTTATCAAACTCGAGCACACCAAACTTCCCATTCGGTGTTATATAGATGTGATTATCCGAGAACGCGTTGTATAGTCCTTCGTATGAATCTTGAATATGATCTTCATTTATGAAGTGGAACTTTTTTGGTGTTGTTGCAGTTAGCCACTTTATAACGAAGTTCTCGTAGTCACGATGAGTAACATTATACGAGTTCGCCTGATTAATAGAATATGGCTTGATCTCAACTGACTCAATAGACGAACACATATTTAACATATTAATCATTTCATCTACGTCCATTTGAATAACTTGAGGCGACGCAAGTATCAAAACCGCAATAGGGACTGGGGACATGAGCATGTTCTTATAAACGAGCTCAGACTTTTCACGGGCAGCAAAATCATATGACACAGAAAGATACGTGTCGTTGTCATAGAATCCTTCATGAATCATAGAGTAATTCGTTATCACATTGATGTCTCCATCATAATATTTACGAATAACATTTTTCATGGCATAGAAGTAGTCTTTCTTCAAAGCACCAATCTCACCGCCATATAAATCGATATGCTCGATCAATGGCACTTGACTTAAAAGTTCATCGAGCCGGTTCAATTCTATCTTCTTTGTATCACGAAGTTGTGATTCGGTTAGATAACAGAAGTCACAGCTAAAGTTGCAGAAGTAAGAAGGATTAATACTTACTGTATACATGATTCATCAACATAAGGTGTTGGTTCTAGATTAAGACCATTCGCGTGAATAATCTCTGGCGCAAGTTGCTTCATATGTTTGCAATGGTCTTCAACCATTCCAAAGTTCTTTAAGTCTTTTACAGTCTTTCGGCAACCATTGCATATCTCGAACATTGGACAACTGAAACAAGATTTTTTGAGTGACAAGAGATTCAAATCATCTGTTAACGGTGTAGAGAACCCTCCAGCCATTTCATATTCAAAATCGATAGGTTTATCTCGGTCATCACCAAATGATCCACAAGAATAGTAATCGCCTTCAGGATTAATATTACGAATATTCGAATCGCATGTGCGACTCTGTGGGCAGATCGTGTTTTCACCTTTTAGTCGTTTTAACATCTGTTGAGTGTTATGCTCCCACGGAGCCAGCCCAGCTTTCCAGATCTCAACGTATTTCTCATAGATCTTCGATAGACGATAAGGTTTATCTTGATCACCACTTGCCATGGCGTAGTTCACCTTACAGACCACATCCATCTTTTTTGCTAACTCGACAGTTTGTATAACAGAGTCTTCATTCTCTTCTGTAATAACTGCGAGAAAGGTTGGTCGATATCCAATGTGCTCGAGCATAGTATTCGACGCATTCCAAAAGTCTTCTTCACTAAAGACAGAATAATCGCCTTTTAATCTGCCATTGCCGTATTGAAAAGACGTGGCTACGCCAACTCGAGGATGTAAGAATAAAGGCTTCCACTTATCGACATTCTTATAGAATGGCCAGAGATTTGTTGTCAAAGAGATGGTGGTGGGATATTCATTTTCCTCTAGATGCTTAATGAGTCTCCAGTAGTAAGCTGGGCTCATCATAAGAGGATCGCCACCATTTACAATGATAGTGTTTGTATTGGGATAGCGCTTAAGAAAACGAAATACTTTCTCAAGATCTAATTGAGAAGTATGATCTTCTGATATCTTAGTTGAAGAACAAAAGGTGCACTTGAAGTTACAGACTTCAGTCGGCTTAATAATCAAATCCATGTTGTATCATATATCAGCGTTAGGCCGATCTTTACCATATTTGTTGTTACATTCTCTAAAGTATTGTGTTTGGTCGATTGAATCTACGCCTTCAATCTCACACAGCCGGCGGTTAATGGCACGAATATCTTCTTTTAGAAATTGACCATATGGCTCCAGCATTTGGATCATATCCATGTATATTTTGTATTTTACTGGATCGCCCTGGAACTCGTACAGTTTCGTAATCCATACGTTGTACATTTCTGCGCACAGATCGCGTTCATCTCCGAGTTCTTTTTTCTTTTTCAAAAGAGTTTCAACTTCATCCATCTTCTAATCCTACGCTATAATCAAAGCTAGCAAGTCTACGTGTTATCTGTGTAGACCCTGCACGATGCCAGAAGCCACGACAGTTATTTACCATAAACAAGTCTCCCGCTTGTGGATAAAAGTGTGCTGTTTCTTCTGCGCCATCTTTGTTGTACCATTTAAAATTTATTGATCCGCCAGTTTCTGGTTTTTGTGTGTCAAAGTAATATAAAAAGAATATATCGTACCCTTCAAACATGTCGGTATGCCAACCTTGGTTGTCTGCATCTACACCATCCCAAACAAGAAACTTGTTGTATCTAGCATTTGGCCATTCTGGAAGAATGTATTTCATCGTAAGATATTGCGCGAATGTTGACATGCGCTTTGTAAGTTCTGGACTCACATCTTTCTCGCCATTATCACGAGATCTTTCTTCGACGTTTAAAAGCATAAACTCGGAGATATTGATTAAATCAAGAGCGCCTGGTTCACTAAATTTAACGAATCCTTTAGTGTAAATATCTTCTATCATAATATCTCTAAACACCTCCTCGTTATATCAGATCTAAGTATTATTTCGTTCTTTGACAAAAACTTTTCGATCGTATTCACTCTAAAATCACCACCAAGCTTTCGAATAGTTTTGGGCGGAGTGTTAGGATCGAATATGTCGGCTATTTCTTCTTTTATCGCTTTGAAGTCTTCAAGGCTATTTATTGATTCAAATGCGATCTTACCAAAGTCTGCCGGCTTTACGAATGGCTCTAGCAACGGATATATGTTCTTCAGTAAATAGTTTGAAGCATTATTCATAAACCACATCTCTTGCATTTCATCAGTAGTGAACGAAAAACATGAACGTATCGTTTTGAAATACGTTTTCTTGTTCTTATAGAGGTTATGCCAGTTGTCTGAACCGTCTTCGTCGAGAATATCAGAATATACTTCAACAGTTTCAATATTATACTTCTTCTTATACTCTTCTGAATTAAGAGTAGAATCTGGAAGAAACATATAGTCGTGCCGAAAACTTGACCACGCTTTAAAATTCCAGATGATTTCTAATTCTGCATAAAAATCATCAAGTGTAGATCCTGGCATCCCAAGAATAAGTTCAACTGCAGGAGTGGGATAACCTTCCTCTCCGCATTTCTTATTGATATGTTGAGAGAGCTTAATTTTATCTTCAAAGCTCAAATCAACTCTTTCAGCTATACGCATAGCTTCTTCACTTACACTCTGAATGCTAATCGATGGTATGATTGAAATGTATTCGGTTTTACCCCACATATCGGTGCCGCCTTCAGACTCTGAATGTTTTTCTTCACCCTTTCCAACAATATCGAATATAGCATCAATCAACCTGATTCTTCTATTTAAGTCTTTTGCTTTCATCGTACTGATGTCAGTCAAATTAAACTTATTATCCCACCCAAACCGAAATATCGAAACATCTCTTTCTTCAAATGCTCCAAAGTTAGCATCTGTAAGATATGCATCTCGAAAACCAGCTTTCTTCAATGCAAGAATATCACGCTTTACTATCTCGATGTCTTTTTTAACAATCTTAGTACCAATCCCGCCACCCCACTCACAGTATACACATTTATATGGACAGCCACGAGTTGTTTCGATTATCACAAATGGTTCAAGCTTATTCTCTTTCGCGTAGGTCAACATCTCAGTTAAGTAGTCGAGATGTTCTTCATATACTGAGTAGTCTACATCAAACTTAGCAGGAATTGATCTTTTGCTCTTTAATTCCCAAGAAATATTTTCGCTTACTAATCTATCTTCAATATAACAATCGAGAACGTCTTGAATAAACATTTCTCCAGGTTTAGTCGGCTGACAGATAAAATCGTATTGAGGTCTACTTGCAAGAAATTCTGGTTCGTTAGTACCAATATGAGGTCCACCAAGTAGAAGCACTTTTTCTGGATGTGACTTCTTAATCATATTTGCAACGTCATCACAAATGGTATAGTTCCAAGTGTATGAACTGAACATAATGATGTCTGCATTTTCTACTAATGATGCAACATCACTAATATCTTTGTAAGTGTTCCACTTATAAGGAGCTGGTTGCCATTCTACATTGTTTGGGTATTTTCCAAAATGATTGTAGTAGCTTTGGCAGAGCAGAAACGTTGTATTATTACTCAATGACCAATCTGCGTGAGGCGGATTGATGAAAGCAATTTTAACCTTTTTTTGATTCAACGTATCGGAATGATTCTTTAAAGACACATTCATTCACATCTCTCACAATCTTTGAATAATCATTTTTAATAAAACAAGTAAACGGGCATTTCTTATAGAATTCACACTCAAAACAATTGTACCGAATTAAAAACTTTTCAACTATAGTTCCTGAACCTAGATCGTTCGAAGATGGGCTAGTAAGTAGTACCGATCCAGAACACCCCTTTGGCACAGAGCCATCTGGCAATATTGTAAAACTATTACCTCGAGTACAGGACATTCGATTGTGTTGATCGTCTTCTGTAAAATACGATACGTTAAGACACTCCGGATAGTTATCTATTAGGTATTTATTAAACGTTAGTAGGTCTGATTCCTTCGGCATAAGCGATTCGGATATACTTACTGATGGTAAGAAAGAATCCCAATCACAAGGAAATTTATGATAAAGATAGTCGAAAAAGCTATCGCCTTCGATGATCGCTTTCATGTTTTGCTTTGTTGCAACACCACTTATCATGCGAATATGCTGGCTCAGCGCATCTACGTTCTGTTTAAACTTTTCGAATTGCTGTGGATTAAATCTACCCTTAGGGTCATATGACACTGATATCTTGTAATCGTTTTCAGTTAAAAATCGATCGACGGATTCGACATCATCAAACAGCAAGTTTGTAATAAAGTTTGGCTCAACGTGTTTATTAGCGTCTACTTTTTTACGGATATCGACCATAAATTGTTTGTACGTTTCGAGAAACCCAAGCGTAATCCATCTATCCTGAAATAGTTCTCCGCCCATTGTATGGATCTTAAAATGAGTAGATCTCTTGTTGCTATTAATCCAAGCTGCAACACTATCGGTTTTAGAAAGAATATCTTCTTTTGTCGCTCCAACTATAGATGTGTGATCTTGTGGGCAAAACACACATGCTAAGTTACAATGCTCGAACAAGCAAACAACGACCTCAGCATAATCAATGACCTTCTGGTCAATCAAATTGTATATGTTCACGCTATTGCCGGAATTTTAAATTCAAAAGATAGGACTCTCCTTGGTCCTTCAGTGTGTGTTGCTCGGTGTAAGAACCTTTGGTTCTGATTCAACCACACGAATTGATTCTTCTTTGGGTAAATTTTAAACTCTTCTACAGGTGTCTTGACTTCGATGAAGTTATTATACATCTCTCCATCGTCTAAGTACACTAAAAAGTTACTGTTGAATTCATCGCAGCTGTCGTTATGCCATTCCTGAGAAGGACCATCAACTCCAGACCACATGTTATGTTCACCAAAACTGAATTCTTCGAACATTGTAGAAACATACTTTGTAGCAATATGTTCGTGTAGCGATTGCAGATACATTTCTGCTTCTGGCGAAGGAGTTGCTTCACCGTCATTGCAATTCGGGAATGGGAATCTCTTAAATAAAAAAGCTACGTCTAATGTTAAAACGCCGGTCGCAAATCCATTTGTTAAAAACTCATTCATAGCAATTATCCCAATGTATATTTAAAGAGCATTTCTTTATTTTCATAATTCTGCAAAAGGTAATCAACAAAGTAAGTATTAACAGACCCTAAGTCAATAGCATAAAATGCACCAGCAGCATGATTATGATGGTGCAGTTCGTACTCAATAATCTTTTTCATGTTCTTTACGCTGATAATATCACTTTCAGCAAAGAAAGGTATAAAATCAAACTTATCAATTTCAGATCTTAAAACGGTATACCATTGCTCATCTGTCCAAACTGTACCTGTTACAATACTGTACTGACGAAGCACTGGTATGTCTGCTGCCGTAAAGTTACGTAAGTTGATTGTGCTTGTAGCCGAAGGAGCGTACATTGAGGTCTTTGTAGATCCCCAAACAGTAGGCCGGCACATAACTTCTACCATAGGTGCCGGATCGTTTGGCATATCATAGAAGTTATCAAAGTTGTATGGGCCGTTTTGGACTTGAAGAAGCTGCTGAAAGACTGGCTTTTGGAAGTGTACAAGGAAAATTTCTTTGTGCTCATATAGAAATTTTTCTAGGTCTTTCTTCACTAAGGGAGACATACATGCTGCAAGTTCTTCTGCGTAACGTTCGTCATAAAAGTAAGAAGCAAGTAAAAACTCTACACGTAGTTTTGATCGAATTGAAGCGATAAACTCATTGTAATTTTCCCCAGCAATGAATTGGTCATCTTCCCAGCATGCTAGAAATTTTGATTCCTCTAATTCCCATGTTTCAGTTATACTATTAGCGAATCTCTGAGTAGCAGACATTCGGCTGTTCAGGAAGTTCTTTTCCTTGAACACATGTGATTTAAAAAACTTCCAAGCATCTGCACCAGTGGCATTTGGCAAGATTAACTTAAGCCATTGGCTGGCCAAATGGTAGTACGCATTAATATCACAATAGATGTAGACCGGACGTGTATCGGAATCACTGCAAGTTTTTGCATCGGTCAACATATCAATGAACGATTGATATGGTTTACCTTCACCAAACAATTCACCAACTGATTTAACCGTAGCTAAAACTCTGCCATAGAAAACAGTGCCTAAATCTTGATGAATATCGATACCACCGTTTTCCTCTGAAACGATAATTCGGTTATAACTCATGCTGATTTTTTCATCAAAATCGAGATAAATTTTGTTAAACAGATGGAACATTTTCCAATTCCTTAATGTCTTTTTGAATTTCGTTGAGTGATTTTATAACACTTGCTTGGTACTGTTCCTGAGTGACTATACCATTCGCGATGCCCCATGTCAATAGAAACATCGGGTTATTTTCATTCGCCCAATATGAATAAAGATTCTTGCCTTTAAACATATAGTCATTAAAGTATTTCGAATAATACGCCAACTTAGATTCATCTACCGATTCAAAAAACGTATAAAACACTTCATGTTTTAACAGGCTAACAAAGTTGATACCAACAGTACTATCAGTATCGTCGTGTTGATATGCTTTTACGCTTTCTTTTAAACCCTCATCATTGAGCATATACGTGTTGTATAGCAACAATGACTCAAGTTTGTCAATCCACTGATCAAGTAAATCGCCTAATTGTTCAACAATATCTGGCGTAAATTGCGGCTTGAGATTTTTTCTTTGGAGCAGCATATCTATGACACGAATCTCAAGAGATTCTATATTTACGATATGGTTAAATTTCAAATAAGCTTCAACCATTTCAAAAAGAGAATCATTATTGTCGTACAGGATATCACATGGCAAATCAAGATTGCCAAGATAGATTAAAAGCTTTTCGCCTCTTAAATCAGACAAAGCGTAGTCAATAATATACTTTGTGTTCTTATCTTGAAAATAAACTTTCAGATCTTCGATACCAATCGGTGCTTTAGTTGTAATTACGTTCATAATATAATCCTTATCTGCGGCCTCGAGAGCTGTGGCAGTTGTTGTGACAAGACGCATGACAGACGTTAACTTGCTCAGTATGAATAGTATTTCTTGCTATGGCATAAGCTGTTTGTAAGTTGGTGAAGAATGTTTCTAGGTTAAAAATGGTGATGTTGATATCTGTTGCTATGCCGCTTGAGTCTGTTGCACCGAGTGTCTGTAAATAAGTGGTACTCAAATTAGCTTTTGATGTTTGATCATAAATAATGCCTGGGCCTTGACCAGTGATTGGGCCTAAGTCTATACGTATATTGTTGACCGTACCGTTGCCAGTCGGACGAGGTGTAATAAATCCAGTACCAGTAATAAACAACACTGCTCTTAGATTACGGATTCGCGTATACGTTGCAGTTTCTGTTCTTAAAACGTTTATAATTGTACCTGCAGTAATGGTGGAACCAACACCGCCTAAGTTGGTACCAGTAATACCAATGGCTTTACCAGTCGTCGTACCACCCCAAATGTTCGGAAAATATGACGAGTATGCACCAAACGGAAGTGCGTTTGAAGCGAACACGATACTTGCATTTCCGGTTGCTACAACGTAATCGGCAAAACGATCTATTATGTTCTGAGCGTTAATATCATCTTTTAAAGTTGCCATACTTATTCCATCTTAGCTAACAATTTCATCAAACTTTTTGGAGCTCCACATACATCGCCTTGCCATTCTAATTGGTGACAATCCCCATTGCAGTACTGAAATACTGGACAAGAATAGCATTTTGGGTTTCTGCTTCTTTCTTCTACAATGCTGCGAAGCCTTCTTGGACTATTTATAATGGTGGCAACTGAATCGTCGATCGACCCGAAGTTAAACTCTGGTGCTGCATTTGGACAACCAGAGATTGTTCCATCTGCATTGAGCGTAAAGATCTTTTCTTCACAGTCGCGGCAAAAAGTACCGGAACAGTTGTATCCGCTTTCAAATTTCGCATACACGTTTTCGAGATTTTCGTTATGAAACCATTCCCGAGTATTATATTTGATAGCATCATTGTGCATATCAAGAAACCACCGATCGAGTTCAATATTCGTTGGAAATATCTCCGGAAACATCTTTGCAGACCCATTACTCGTGAGCCTTTCAAACGATACTTCTTTTACACCGAGTCTGCGAATCCATCTCATCAACACGATAGGACGATATGCGATCGTCTGTTTTGTTACGCTGATGAATAGCTTAATATCAACTCCTTCACGCTGAAGCGTCTTGAGATTGTCATACCATAATTTGTATTGTTTGAAGTTGGCAAATCGAATCTTTGGATCCCAAGAGGTACCTAGCCGGCTTCCAAGATCGTTCTTAATAAACTCAATATGTTCAGGTTTAAGCTTATATACAAGATTTGTAGTAGCACCAAAGGTTTGATTAGGTGATAGATCTTTGCACGCATCTACAACGTGCTTCATCTGTGATACTGGTGCTAAGAATGGTTCACCGCCATGAAACTCATAATGCGCAGAGTCACCTGGCTTAAACTTTTCACGATGAAACTCGTGAATCCAATTTGAAACTTTTACTGGATCAAAGTAAACCTTAGCACCATTGATTCCATTCGTAAAACAATGGCTGCAATTTAAGTTGCACGTCTCAGTCGTCTTAAGATAGAACACCCAGTTCATACATCTTATCCTTCAAAAATCGCTCTAATCCAAAACTAAGTGTAAGAGCATCATATTCATTGAGAGCCATGTGCGGCGTGTCATAGGGTATATATGCATACGATCCAGGATAAAGATCAATAATATCATCTTTGATCTTCATTCGTTTGATACCTTCGCAACAATGAATGACCACGTGATCCGGATCAGTGTGCATTGGAAACGACGGTGAACCTGCAGGAGAAATAAACATATGGCACGTCACTGGTCCACTGTGTAAATATGATTTCGCATAGAGCCGACCTTGATTAAAGATGTCGATTGAAAATCTCTCCATTCCTTCAACTTTAATGGAACAGCCATTCGATCGATACTGAATGAGTTCACCAAAGTCGTTTACATCATGCTGAAGATGCTGTGAATCAATCGCTCTGACTAACTTCTGTTCATATAATAGCGTATGAGAAAGAAACTCATACGCTTCACTTGTTGTTATCATAAAATAATCGCTTCTACTATTTCATTTCCATTTGAGTCATGCAGAGCAATCGCAAAAGATCGAGTTGCATCGTTATCGGCAATTGCATATCCAGGTTTTCTCGAAGCGGTAAGACGATCACCTTTATTCACTACACCTGTAACAAGTACTGGAACACGCCCACGAAGTGCGATTATAGTTCCACCTTCGAGATCGTTATTCATAAGATATGCAGGCTTGTTAGAAACAACACCAGCTATTGAGTGAGAGTTTTCTATAGTGGATGCTGTTATTTCTAATTCTCCACCAACGCTCATTACTGTACCAACTGGATATTCCTTATCTGCTAGATACTTTTCTGCAAGGTCAGCGTATCGCGCTCTTGTTGCAGTACCTGTCATTACGTTTGCTGAGAAGTCACCAGCTGCATCGCGAGCTACGATTGCGTTAGCTGTGTTTGCACTCGTTGCGGTAGTTGCTGAATTAGATACTTTACCTGCGGTCGAGATAGTTGCTAGTTTTGTGTCGGCGATCGCTGCAGACGAACTGATATCATCATTAACAATGGTATTTGCAGTAATATCTGCGGCGATACTAATATTAGCACTACCGTTGAAGGATGTTGCAGTACCAGTTACATCCCCACTAATAGCGATGGTTCTGGCAGTTTGCAATGTTGTTGCGGTTGCTGCGTTACCTGTGGTTGAGCCAGACGACCCTGTGACATTGATACCCCAGTTACCAGAGGCACCAGTACCAGTCAGAGTGGGTGCGTAGGAGTTGTAGTTGGAACTGTCGAGAATGACCTGCCAGCTATTCCAAGTGCTATCAATACCGTTCCGCAACCTTAGCTGTGCTGGTCCAGAAGCGTTGAAACCAGACGCATTTCCGAAAACAAGTTGGTAAGACGAGTCCCCTGTGCTTGCGGTAGTTCCGGTCCACGGGGCATAGGTCATAACACCGGCATAGTTACCGGCAGTTCCCACACTTGATGCGTTTGCGAAATCAAACCTGACACTCTGCGGACTTGTGGTCGGCAGCTTGTTGCTGGCTATCCGGTCACCATCTGGAGAGGTGACTCTTATAGACTGGATGCCCCAATTTCCCGAGGCACCAGTACCAGTCAGAGTGGGTGCATAGGAGTTGTAGTTGGAACTATCGAGTACCGTGCGCCATGCTTGCCAAGTACCATTATTTCGCCCTCGAATGGCAATTTGACCTGTTCTATAATCACCAAAGATTTGATGTTTCCAAGAAGAACTATAAGCATGTGAGTAAAGAGCACCGTCGGTTTGGCCAAATAATGAAATTGAGCCAACATAAGCTATACAGGATTCGTCGGTTTCAATACCAATACTGGTTGAAGTTGTTGTTCGAGGAACTTCAATTTCGGCCCGAGTCCAAGATACTGCAGCAGAACCATCAACTGATTTACCTGTAGCACCAATAGTTAAAGTTCTGCCAGTTGCCCATGTACTCGCCGTAGTTGCGTTACCGCTCAGTGCAGCTGTAATTGTTCCAGCAGTAAAGTTACCACTTGCATCACGAGCCACAATGGCACTAGCAGTATTTAAGTTTGTAGCGGTTGTAGCTGCGTTGGATACTTTGCCGGCAGTTGAAATTGTAGCTAATTTGGTATCAGCAATGGCCGCTGAGGTATTAATATCGGCGTTAACAATAGTATTTGCAGTAATGCCGGCAGAGATGGTAATATCAGTTGAACCATTAAATGATGTAGCAGTACCAGTTACATCACCACTAATTGCAATTGTTCTAGCAGTTTGCAATGTAGTCGCTGTCGTTGCATTACCGCTTAGTGCAGCGGTAACTGTTCCTGCAGTGAAGTTACCCGATGCATCACGAGAAACAATCGTACTTGGAGTATTCGCGTTAGTAGCATTTGACGTTACAGTAAATGTAGCGTTTGTACCCTGATTCGCGGTAAATGTCTGAGAACCAGAAAGGCCTACACCTGAAACACCAAGCGTTAATGTGCCATCGCCAACGGTAATAGCACTCGTTGATGCACTTGTGATACGACCTTTTGCATCAACTGTTATAACTGGAATTGCGGTTGAGCTACCATAAGTATTCGCAGTAACACCAGAGTTTGCAAGTGTTGCAGTACCAGTCACGTTAGCTGAACCATTAAACGATCCAGATGTGTATGTCACATCGCCAGTTAATGAAATTGTACGGCCGGTTGCAAGAGTCGTAGCCGTGGTAGCGTTACCGCTTAGTGCTGCATAAATCGTATTCGCTTGAACATCTGCGTACTGGAATGTATTATTGGCAGTATCAATTGTTTGACCTGGTTCCGGAACATAACCTTTAAAGAATTTCCAGCGGCCATCAGTTGCATCTCTAAATACACCGGTGTGAGCGTAAGTACCATCATTGTAGTTACCGACGATACCAATATCTGGGTTAGTAACAGTGCTGTTTGCGTTAAGATAGATAAGGTTATCTTCAATAGAAAGTTCAGTTGCACTAACAGTAGTCGTTGTACCATTAATTACAAGGTTGCCTGAGAGAATTAGATTGCGGAATTCGACGTCTGATGTAGTTGAAACTGCTTGGCCGATAGCAACCGTTGGTGACCAACCTTCACCTGCACTACCGGATATGGTGACACCTGTACCAGCAGTCAATCCTGCAACATAGTTTCCGGTTGTATCTGTACCAAGTTCAACCGAATTCGGCTGAACAGTTGTTGTTATTGTTACGTCTGAACCACCATTAAATGATATAGAGCCAGCCACATCGCCGCTGAGTGTAATCGTTCTACCAGTAGTAAGAGTCGCAGCACTTCCTGTAGTATTCTGGTTACCAGTAGCATTTACACCTGGCAAGTTAATGTTAGCCGAGCCATCAAATGAAACACCACCAATGGTTCTTGCTGTCTGTAGAGTCGTTGCAGTTGTAGCATTACCAGAAAGAGCTGCTGTGATTGTTCCGGCTGTAAAGTTTCCAGATGCGTCGCGCGCTACGATAGCGCTTGCGGTATTTGCGCTTGTAGCAGTCGTAGCAGAATTGAGAACCTTACCTGCAGTTGAGATAGTAGCAAGTTTTGTGTCAGCAATAGCGGCAACAGAGTTAATATCCGCGTTAACGATAGAGTCTGCAGTAATGGCAGATGATATAGTGATGTTTGAACTACCATTAAACGACGTTGCGGTGCCGGTTACATCGCCACTGATCGCAATTGTTCTTGCAGTTTGCAAAGTCGTTGCAGTGGTCGCGTTTCCTGACAAAGCAGCAGTAATAGTATTCGCTGAAAAGTTTCCAGATGCATCGCGGGCTACAACTTTTGATGCAGTAGCAGCAGTCGCAGCATCAACAGCAAGAGTGAGCGCAGCACCTTCAGAACCACCATTACCACCGGTAATATAAGATCCATTTGTAATCGAAGCAACATAGTTACCAGTCGTGTCCGTGCCAAGAGCAACAGAATCTGCTACGATAGTAGCAGTGAGAGTCCCAGACGTAAGATCAGTGAGAGTAACAGATCCACTTAGATCGCCTGCAAGAGTAATTACGGGATCTGGCTTGTTTGTAGTGTTAGTCCAATCAAGATAGTACGAACCATGTTGACCGTCTAAAAGATCTGCGTCAAGTCCTGACGAAGCACCATCAACAGTTTTAATAGCAGTCAGAATTTCAGATGCGGTTTGATCTGCGGTAGCGCCGGATTCAATGCCGTCTAGCTTTGTTCCGTCTGCTGCTATATCTCGTCCGTCAACCGTACCCGATACAGCAATATTACCGTTCGCTACAACTAAGCCATTTTTGACTAGAAAATCTTTATCCGCCACGGATCACTCTCCCCTGTGGTGCTTCTTAATATTTATAACTACTTAATATTTTAGCTTTCGACGATTTGAACACCGTTTTCTGGCCTAATCACGTTAAAATCAATCAATCCATCATATACAAATCCAAGAGTCATGGGGGCAAATCTGTCATATTCTATTAGATCTGCAAAAAAGTCTAATTCGGATTGTATAGGAGTTTCTGTTATCGCTGCCATTTCGTTATGCCGTCTGTCCTGTATTCACTACAAACCCGGCAGTTTTATTTCCGGAAGCTTGTGCAGAAGAAATAGCGTTAAAATATGTATAGGTATCACCATTAATAATCATAGTGTCTCCAGTTGTACCAGCACTGCCTCGAGTCATCCAAACGTCACTGATACCAGTGATCCAACAGGTTGGCAGTCCATAGCCAAATCCTTGAAATATCATTGGCTTAACAATATTCCTCGTAGCTCCAGTTGCTGACAACGTTGCAGACATTCTAGATGACCATATGAATGGCTGCTGTGCTAATGAAGCAGCCGCGGCAATACCACCCTCGCTCGGACCGCCAAAACTTAGAACACCATAGTTTATATTGGTGTTAGGGTCTGTAAAATTGAATGTTTCAAAAGTATGAGTATTTCCAGCTGCAGCCTGCGAAAGTGTACCATTTACTTGAACTCCTCCAAGTGTACCTGGACCAGAAGATCCAGGCCCGTAGGTATTTGATCCGATATTAAGTTGACAAAATGGTGCTGTACTATAAAATTCGTGTAATTCTGATGCACTATGTTCAAATACGCCATGATACTTTATACCTTCTCTTATTATCAATACAAATCTTGGAGTTGCAATAAGGTGAAAGGTTTGGTTTGCAACAGTGCTAAATGCATTCTGACCATCGCCTATTAATGCTGTTGCAAACGCATCAGTAGTTGCATACCCATGTGAACCTCTATTTGTAATTGTAGTGGTTACTACGTTTGAAGCACCAGCTAACCAAAATCCTCCGTATGTAGTAGTATCACTGTAAGTCATGTTTATAATAGCAAACTTTTCTTTTCCAGCTGGAGCAAGACATGGAGACTTCATAGCCCACCACTGGTATGAAGTTGACGCTGGGACTGAGCCACTTCCTAAAGTGCTTCCATCTAAACTACTATGGACATATGTCCATCCTGCTGGAGTATTATCTACAACAACACTTGACGTTGTGCTGAATCCGCTACCACTCAAATTGCTTATTGACGGAGTTGCAGATGTACATAGAGATATAATGTCTCTGATTAACCGTGATGGTATAACTGCTGATCCACCTGTTACTAACTTTGCGTACATATTACAAAATCTCCATTCTTGAATCTGTCGGAACGTATTCGGGATCGAACGGCATAAAGTACAAAGTATCTTGTACACCAAATGTTTTAATACTTGTTGCAGCCACTTGTTCTAGATCACTTAAGTTTCCATTAAAAACATACACAGTTGGTGTTACCTCATTGTTTCCTTGAAACTGGGCTATTATTTCTTCTCTTGTCATTTTCTTTATCCGTAAAAGGTTATTACAACGTTTAGTCCTGTGCCAGGACGTATAGTTCCTACGTTAGTCACATCAATAAAGACCACGTCAGTATTTAATATGTTGAGCGAGGTAGCATAAGTATTGAAAGCACTTCCACTAGTAATTGAGTATGTACCTAAAAAAGATGAAACGTTTTGTGAATCTATTTTTCTTAACTTAATATCAATTTGACCACCAACTGGCGCTGCGACCGTAGATCTTACTCCTTTTGCGTCAGTAACTTCTAAGTATACTGACGATATCAGTATTGGTAACCGAGTGAATACCGCTTTATTTCCTGTAAGTTTTACAACTGGTCTTCCAGCACCAGATAGAGCAACTCTAGACGTTTTAGGTTTAAGTCCAGCAGCAATATTCGCGGCTGTAGCACCTGTAACGTTATTAACGTTTGTGTAAGCTGTCCCTGTAGTATTATCTATGATAAATTTTCGGGTTCTTCTTGTCATTATTAAACCTCTATGGTATGCACAGAAGCTTTCCAATCAATAGTATGACCGGTGACACCTGTTACGTAAATATTTATAGAATTGTTTGTATCGTCTGCACGAGCATCCACTAGATATGATGGATTTGTCCGCACTACAATTATTTCATAAACCGAACCAATATCCGTCACTGTCCCGCCGTTGTTTGCTGCTACACCCTTCAATTCAAACATAGCGTAGTCACCAACGGTATCTGTTCGCCTTGCAGCTATTTGTATAATGTAATTTACTGACTTATCTGTAGCTACTGGGATTCGTGTTGAACCACCAACAAGTATCTCAGTTTCGGTTGAGTTTGTGGTAGTGCCGGTTAAGGAATACTCATTCGAAAAGACACTAGATCCACTGCTAAGAAGATTACTGGTGTCAGTTAAATCACTTACATCACTAGGTATTGTTGGTGTATTAGTTAAGTCGTTATAATCGCCACTAAATGATGATCCCGACGCTGATCCATATGCATACAACGCTGCAGTAAAATACGTTCCATTTCCAGAACTGTTGATGTCTTGGGAAGTAGGGTTTCCTGTGTATGCAGTAACCTCGACGTAATCAGTCGATCCGTTAAAATATGCAATGGTAGATAATACCTGTGTGTACCCCGAACCAGTTACAATCTGATCTTGTGCAATTGCTAACTGTGTATTTCCATTTTTTCTAAACTGTATGTTACTTTGATTGTTGGTTACCGACCCTGCAACCCACCAAACATGGGTAGTGATACTATAATATCCAGCGATAGTTGGTTGAAATTTATTAGATGCGAACCAATTTTGCGGGTCAAACTCATCGACAAACGTAACGACGACGTCGGTCCCACCTGTGATAGTTTGTGAGGTACCATTTTTAACAGCTCTAACGACATAGTCACCAGCCTCTATACCACCACCGCCAGCAGAACTAATGACACCATTAGCTATAGTAATGGTAGTTCCATCTACTTTAACACCACCAAGAACAGTTGTATTTGCAGTCGGAAGAGTGTAACTACCTCCTCCACCACCTACTGCTCCGCCTTCGAGCACGTCAATTCTTGCAAAAGTTACAGCAGTATTTGCATTTACCGGTGTTGCTAGCAGCCTAACGCTTCCTCCGCTAATATTAGCGTTAAACGATATGAGGCTTGATCCTGAGTAAATAGTCGCGTACTCTGTTACATAGCAGTCAGTGCCATCATGCGTTAACAGAATTTCTGTAGCATGGTATGAGCTCGATGTTGCTGCTTCTACATAATATTTAACGGTTCGCACTGATGTAGGTATGAAGTTATCTACGATTTGATCGGCAGTTGTTGTCGACAGTGTAACCTTACCGGTTACGTATGAAGCACTACCGCCAGCACCGCCGGTAACATCTACTATACTTTCAGCACCGTTTTCATTTTTCTTAATATAGAGTTTGCCGTCGAATGTGTTGATAGCAAATTCGCCGAGTTCCAAGTCTGCTACAAGAGGAACCTTGCCCTGTACAGAACTTCTTTTTGCTTTAATAATTGTTGACATATGTCCTCATGTATGTATAATGGCTATATAGCCTATGAGATTATATTATTAGTAAGTTCCACCATCTATAATAGCAATCGATACTGCACCAGAAGTTACTGTAAAGTTGTTAGCACTAAAGCTAGCTACACCTTTAACTGATGTATTTGCATCAATACCTGCAAGTGTTACTGCAGCAGTTTCAGACCCAGATCCGGTAACACTTAATCCAGTACCTCCGGTAACAGCAATTGTTGCAACATAGTTACCAGTAGTATCAGTTCCGAGAGCAATAGAATCTGGTTGTATTGTAGTACTTATAGTAACATCAGAACTACCATTAAACGATACCGAACCTGTTACATCGCCGGAAAGTGTAATGGTTCGACCGGTTTGAAGTGTAGTAGCAGTTGAAGCGTTACCGACAAGTGCAGCAGTAATCGTGTTTGCACCAAAATTGCCAGATGAGTCACGAGCCACGACCTTATTCGGAGTGGGCGTAGTGGTAGCATCAACAGTTATCGTAAGTGTAGAGGCTTCGGATCCGCCGTCAGCACCTGTGATGTAAGATCCATTTGTAATAGCCGCTACATAGTTACCTGTGGTATCAGTACCAAGTGCAACTGAATTTGGCTGGACTGTTGTGCTGATGTCAACGTTACCGCTGCCATCAAATGATACAGAACCTGCTACATCTCCTGACAGGGATATCGTTCTCGCTGTTTGAAGTGTAGTAGCAGTTGAAGCGTTACCGACAAGGTTTGCAGTAATAGTATTTGCTGCAAAGTTTTTCGAAGAATCGCGGAATACGATAGTTGACGCAGTGTTCAGCGATGTAGCGTTTGATTCAATCGTATAATCTGTGCCTTCACCAGCCGTTCCGGTGATGGTGAGACCATTTCCAGAAACCGCCACAGATCCTGCATAGTTACCAGTTGTATCAGTTCCAAGAGCAACAGAATTTGGCTCTATTGTAGTGCTGATTGTAACGTTAGCCGTACCATCAATTGAAACAGAGCCAGTTACATCTCCTGATAGCGTAATAGTTCTTGCAGTGAGCCACTTTGAGGCTGTATCAGCATTGCCAATTAACGCACCTCTGAAATTAGCAGCTTCAATATCTGCAAGAGCAAAAGAGACATGACCAGTATCAATGAACGGGCTTGTATCAGGTTCTGGTGTATATCCTTCAAATACTTTAAAATGCCCGTCTGATGCATCTCGGAAGAAACCGCCATGTTGATAGGTAGTATCATAATAGCCAAAAGCAAAGCCTAAGTCAGGGTTAGCATTTGATCTACCGCGAGCAGTACCACCAGATACATAAGTATCAGTTACTGAACTCGAGATAGTGAAAGTGTTTGCGGTAACACCTGTGATAGTTTTGTTCGATAAGTTAAATGAGCTTGGAGTAACTCCACTTATCGATACGCTGTATCCAACAAGATAGTTATGATTTTGTGTTGTAGAATAAACTACGTTCGCACCATCACCAACTATGTTAGAAATAGTAGTAGCAATTGCCTGGTTCATATATATCATATTATCTGAAACAGATAAGTTTGTCGCGCTCACAGTAGTAGTTGTACCGCCAACCACAAGGTTACCAGAGATTGTAACACCACCACCAAATGTACCATTATTGAATGTAACGTTTGCTGACGTCGAAACATCTTGCCCAATCGCGATCGTAGGTGTTGCGGTTTCACCTGAATTATTCGTGAGTGTAACACCAGTTCCTGCAACAAGACTTGCAACATAATCGCCAGTTGTATCTGTACCGAGAGCAACTGAATTTGGCTGAATAGTTGCGGTAATGGTAACGTTACCGAGATCTGTCATTGTAGCAGAGCCAGCGACATCACCAGAAAGAGTGATCACCGGGTCGTTAACATCAAAGTTTAAATAACCGCCGCCAACTCCGTTATCAGTATACGTTACACTGATACCGTTCTGCGTTCCGGTAAGCATTCCACCAACAGTGTCTTGAACTGCTTCGTCCCAGTTGTTTACCTGAGTGTTTGGAATAGAAATTGTGTTTGCAACAGCAGAAGTAATACGACCTTGCTGATCTACAACAAACGTCGTAGTCGCGGTTGCTGATCCGTACGTACCAGGTGTTACAGCAGTATCATCGAGGTCTACAGTTACGGTGTTGTTTGTAACTGTTGCGGTAATACCAGTGTCGCCAGTAATTGTGAGAGTATCTGAAATGAGCGATACACCATCAGTTCCAGAATTTCCAGCGATATTAAGAATAGTAGCAATTGCAGCTGTGCTGGCCGCTGTTAGACGACCTTGTTGATCAACCGTAAATGTTGCAATCGAAGTAGTGTTACCATAAGATCCAGGTGCAACAGCAGTATCATCAAGGTCAATGTCGACTCTGTTTTCCGTAACAGCAACGGTGATACCAGTGTTACCACTAAAATTGAGAGTATCACTGAGTAATGAAACTGAATCAGATCCAGAATCACCGGCAATTGCTAGATTTGTAGCGATAGAAACGGTGCTAGCAGCAGTCAGTCGACCTTGTTGATCAACAGTAAATGTTGCAATCGAAGTAGTGTTACCGTAAGATCCAGGTGATACTGCAGTATCATCGAGGTCAATCGTAATCGAATTATTCGATACTGTTGTAGTAATTCCAGTATCACCTGTGAATGTGATAACTTCATTAGTAAGGATAGAATCTGTTGTGCCAACATCTGCAGCGATCTGAATAGCGACAGATCCGCCGGCAAATCTATCATCGACATACTTTTTAGTAGCTGCATCAGTATTTGCAGTCGGTGTGCCAAGATTAATGATTTTTGCTGAGCTTACATCAACATTTCCAGTACCATTTGGATCAAGCGTAATGTTTCCATTTGTGTCTGTCGATGTGATAGCATTACCATTAATCGTAATATTATCAACGTTGAGTATATCGATTTTACTATTGGAATCGACAATGAGAGCAGAAGTAGCAGTTAAAGTACCAGGTACATGATCAAGCATGGCAGTAAAGTACTTACCGCCAATCACTTCAATGTTCGCTGCAACCCCGCCAGTCTCAGTGCCTGTACCAATATAGAGACGTTCGCCACCATTTGATTGAGTTCCGCCGAGGAACGAATACGCCATTTCACCTTGCGCAAGAGCACCAGGTGATCCGGAAGAACCTGATCGTTTGATTCTGATGAGTGACATTAGAAGAATCCTCCGTTAATTTCTGTGTTTGGATTCTCGATCACGGTCTGAGCTCTCCAAGTTTGTGTCGATTCGTCGTAAGTGATAAGCGCGCCATCTTGCAAGTTGCCGACGACGACATCAGAAAGATCATCAAGTGTAATATTGCTTGTACTTACTTGGTAATTAGTAACTAGAATATTCTGCTGAGGAGTTACCTTAGCGGTAGTTGTAGTTCCTTGTCTAACAACGGCTTTAATACTCATATTAGATTCTCGTTATGCCAGGCGTTACTGTAACGATTCCTTCAACAACGCGAGTAATAGTTCCCCCTGAAGAAGTGATTTCTACATCGTATAGATATCTACCGGGTTCAATTGTCGAAGTCGTATTTGCTGTTAAAGAAAGAAATATTTCACCGTCAGCACTGCTATGACTTCCGACAAAATTAACAGCCGTACTTGATGCATAATTTTTTCGCATTTGCGCAGCGACGGTGTATCCAGTGAGATTAAACACATTATTTGATACATCAGTCAAATCGATAGTTGCACTAAATGTTGCACCCTGATCAACAACTAAATTTGCTTTAATAGCCATAGGTAATCTCCTTGAGTTCTATGGTTATTTATAAGATCTCCTTAAAGAGCACCTTCGATATCATTGAAAAACTCAATTCGAGCTTGAATAGCTGATATTGCTGCTTGTTCAGCTTCATGAATCTTAATTGGATCATCGTCACAGAAGTATTCTACGAGTTTTTCTGACATTGGTCCATGCTCATCGCCATCTACTTCAATATGCCTCTGAAGATAATAGTGAAACTTAGGTGCTTCGAGTTTGCTAATGTTAAGCTGAGTTAATAACCGAGTAAACATATCTGGAATAATTGTTTCACGACCATACGCAAATGAAGCTGCAGCACAATGCGGTCCCTTTTTAATCGTGTCAAAGGTACTACGCATAAATTTTTCAGCCGGCTTTGAAGCAAGATGGTATGGAATATTTCCTATAATGTCTATGTTTTTAAGAAACACATTGATAGGTTTTACATCTGCATCTACTTCAAGCATTGACTGAAGATATAAGTCAAAATGACTCACCGATCCGCCACCTGGTGCAACATCAGTTTCTTCACATAATACGATCTCATTAATCATTCTCGCAATATCAGAACGTGTTCCCTTTGTCGGAATCCACAAATATGTTGTCGGAACTACTTCGTGTTGCAATGTTTTAAGTAAGGACATAAAATCCCATACCGCAAACACGTGGTGCTCCATAAACACCCTTAAGTCTTGCTTTGACTGGATGTTATTTGTTATAAGAAGTGAATGATTCTTAAGTAAGTTTGAATGTTCTTCAATTAGTGTTTTGTTGAGTTTCATTTCTTGTCCTTAACCCATTAATATATCTTCTCATATAGTCTGTTGGCTCTTGATCATGTTTCATAACAACAGGTTGGCCAAAGAGTAATTGGAATGCATGAAGTTGAATATTTCCCCACCATACTTTTTCAAGAGCACAATTAGAATAGAATACGTGATCAGGAAACTTAATCGGGCATGAAGATCTACACAAACGTTTCACTGGGCACTTCATGCAATGGGTCTTCTTGCGAAGAATGTCCATACCCTTGATCTCTACCTTCGTAACATCCTCAAGACGACCAGCAATAAAGCTTCCATCAGTATGAGGGCATAACCGAACATTGCCCTGAATATCTACAGACAATATATCGTTTGAGTCTGCTCCACAACCTGACTTTGTAGTGATAGGCGTAGCTCTCTTTAAGAATTTCGCGTATTCAATCACGCCTTCTTCTGAATACACTATATTGTTTTTTAAGAATCGAACACGCTCAATGTCGTTTATACTCTGCTGGGTAAACTCGAATAGATGCAAAGTAAATGCTTTTAACTTCTCTCCACGAAGAATGTAATTTGATGAAGCTTCACCAGTGTCATGCACATCATAGTTCTTAGCAGGAATGAATGTGATCTTCATTCTTTTGCGGTCAATTTGTTGAGAATCACAGAAGTCTTTAAAATAGTCGTTAATCGCGTATAGATCGTGGTTATCACTGCTTACGACTGTTGAAAATCCTAGGCCAACATTAGGCAAGTCAATAAGTTGTTTGATAACGTCGACTTTATTTGGCTTCTTCAATATATCTTCACCGCGAAGCTTCTCTTGGCCTACCGCGTCATGTGATAAACTAATAAGTACTCTTGCTTTCAGCGTTCGAAAGAAGTCTACATGTTTTTGAACAAAGGCAGAACCATTTGTAGATATAAAGAACTCACGATCTGGTGAATCAAAAAACGTCATCAACTGAACCATATCTTTCCAATATAAGAATGGTTCTCCGCCCCACAGTTCTACACGGTGTAAACGATCAAGGTTTAAGTTCCGTTTGATATTAGCGATAAATGTATCTGTGTAAATAGACTGTGGTCTTTCAGACGGATTACCAATATCTTTTTGCATGCAATATGTGCAATTATAATTACATGCATGCCCTAACAGAATTCGAATCGCAATTGGATTGTTTACTTTATTCGTGACACCGTGATTCTTTTCTTCTACTTCGTAATAAGAAAGATCTCTTTCGGGTGGCATGTTTAATTGAACACCAGAGGTGTTCATTAGTCTATTCGTGTGTGAGTCATAATAGAAGGAAGTGCCATCCTTCAATTCATAATATTGATAATCCATTATGCGAGTAAGTCATCCCATACATGGTTGTGTGATCGAAGCGCTTCCACCTGATTTCTCATCTCAGTGTATTGAGATGCCTTAATATCGCCACCTTGAGAAAATGTTGAAGCAATTGCAGTGAAACCCGAAACGGTATTAACCGTATCAGTAGTAGAAACAGTTCCGGGCGAGACTAAGTTACCAAATTCTTTGACTTGACTATAATCGGTAAGTGTATGTGTGTGGGCCCCAACTGCGTTAATAAAGTCTTTTAACATAGTATAATGTGCAGCTTGTACAGTATTACCAGAAGCTACTTGTGCTAACAATGGGGTCGTATAGGTTGTACGAAGAGATAATGCTGGGCTTATCGATGTTGTACCGCTGAATGCTGGCATGATTAAATCCTTATTTGAAACTTATTATGGGAGTCGGATCACCTGATGGGAAGTATAAACCAACTTCAGTTCTTCGATATCCTAGCTCTATAAGTTTGTGATAGTATTTTGAGTTTTCACTTAACATCATCTTTGGTATAAAGTTAAATTCTCTATTCACTACAAATGTATCTACTGTATTTATATAGTAGTCTCTAAATTTTTGTGCGGTAGAATCTAGCGATTGTTTTAACTCTTCAGAGAAAGAGTTATACAATTTAAACTTTCCATTAACCATATCATACATAAATTCTCTATGATCAAAGTCCCCGCTCATTATGTGAAAAGGATCCCAATTTATATCAGTTGCGTCATCAATACTATAGAAGAATCTATCACCATATAGGTGAAGTGATCCACGGTAGACCTGATACGTTCTATCATTGTAGCACAGCACGTGGCTGTTTTGATAGTCGAATAACCCCTGCAAGTCATGATCTGCATTACCGAGTTCGTTATCTTCAACACTTCTCTTTCTATAATCATTATGAAGAGACGTTACAATACCTTTATCATTTATCCACTCAACGAGTTCTTTTGCATGATAAGGTAATTCTGTTTCTGTTGTTTTGATTACCTTGACTTTATGTAAATCATACTTGCTTATATAATCTTGTAGTATCTCAATAATCTTGTTATAGTTTTTCTTTGAGTTTACTTTATTCATAAACTCTTCACTTAATGCAACTTCAGATAACCCTTTCATGTCGAGTTCCATAAGTGTCTTATGTTGTTTTATAAGTGCGTTATCGGTCATACCATATTCAAAGGTAGAAGCGTGTTCCTTATACCAAGAATATACGTAAGGATAGTTTTCCTTAAGATAGGACAAATCGTCGACTACTCTAATAACGTAGAAGTAGCTGAAGATCTCGTACCAACGCTTTTCTTCTTCGGCGGTTATCTTGGTGGGCACTGCATTCGAATAATACGGCAGATGTTGATTTAGTTTTTGCTTAATATAACAGACCTGACAATTCGCACCACAATAGTATTTGTTGGTAGGACTAAACGTAATATCATGATCTAAAGGTGCTAATGCATCTTCGGTTATGAAGTACGCACTATTATCTTTGAATTTTCTAAATTCTTCACCAGTGTAACTACTCATATCCAATCCAATGCAATAACGTTGGCTGCTGTTTTAATTTATGCAAATGACGCACCATTAAACTAATCGTTTTATAGAAGTCAACACATTTTCCACTCGGCTCTTCTTCAAACATATGATAAAGATACTTTAACCCGCATGCGTCTCGAAGCTCACATGTTTGGCATCCTGGAAGAATGAAGTCTTCTTCGCTCTTTACTCGATCGAGATATTGCTGACCTCTCCATCTTCCAACTCTAAATTCTTTTCTCTTGTATTCAAGGTAATCAAATTCTGGGTAAAGATACCCATCAGGTGATAAGATAAGTTTCCCGTGATTATTGAGGTATTGCTTATCTATTTTGTCGTAGTTACCATCTATGTTGAGGTTAATACCTTGTACATACAGAGAATGAATAAATCTCATCAAGTATATACTATACCACTTCATATCGAAGTCGTCAATTAGGACTCTGAACTTTTGTTTCCCTCGATGATGACGAAGAGGAATCAGGTTGAGTGTATCGCATCTACTTTCTTTGCACGCGCTAATTACCGCTGCAAGTGTGTGCTCGTTGAATCCATCGGGTGGGCACACGAATTGAAACATCAAATAACAGTTGTTTCGATATAAGACTTCTGACAATCCTTTCAGGTCTATCTTTTCACGATTGATCTCTTGATAGTTGAAGTCGTAACTCAAGGTGATGTGGGTTTTATTCCATTTCTGAAAGAACCACTCGTTTTCTACAATAAGTGATCCGTTTGTTGTGATGTAGTATTCAACGTCATCACCAAACATCGGATGTATTAAATCCATCAATTGATCAATGCGTTTGATATACAGAAACGGTTCACCTCCGTGAAAAGAAATTGACTTAAGATCTTTCGCATGTTCTTTCGCGAGAGTCATAAATTTTACGATCTCATCAAAGTCTCGTTTAAGAAGATTCTGTGAACCTATCTCATCCCGGATGTAAGATCGGTCACAGTAAACACAGTCGAAGTTACAAAAGTCTCCGAGGTATACTGTGATCGTCTTTATTCCAGTAAAGTCGAAAGACTTGTTTTGTTGATGCTGTTCTGTTCGTGTCTGAAGACGATTGTCGATATGCATTGGATGTAATAACACTTCACTATGTCTGAATCTGGATTGAACGTAATTTCTGGGTAGCCAAAGTATTTCGCGAGTGTATTATATAACTCTCTCAAATCATTTGCACCGAACCAGTCATTCATTATTTTTTCCGGTGGTTCGAGTGTATCGCGGATTTTCACGTAGTGTTCGAACATGCCTTGATCCAGCGTACGTCCTTCAAAGACTTCTCGAAAGAACGTAAGTTCAGCTGACATGATCTGAGGACCGAGCTCTTGAAGACGTTTGGCTCTCTTTTTTACATGCCGCATAAAGATCTTTTTATTTACATCGTGCTGAAAGTCAACATAAAGCTTAACGATCTTTTGGCACATATCGTCTGGGCGGAAGATTCGAGAACCGGTGTCAAGATTTCCTGCTGGGCACTGGTAGCATGCGTTCTGATAGTCACATGTACGGCACTGTTCTTCTGTCTCAAACATCTCGTTGTAAGCGTTTTGAAACGTCTTATACCGATCGACGTACACCTTGTCCTGAATAACGTTTCCAAGAACCGCGATGTCAGCGCCATTTGACTTTTGGTTGGTAAAGAAATAACAGCCAGAGAAGTCACCTGATGCATCGATGGCAACCATATGTGAACCAACCATACAGTTACTATCTTCCTTTTGGCCAACACCTTCTGAAAACTTAACATACAGATCTTCATACGTCTCAAGCGCGTTGAAGATCTTCGATCTCATCGACTGCCAGTTATCGTCTTTCCACGAGATGTACCCATGTTTTGAGTCGAGCACAAGAGGGTGTACAACCATGTTTCTAACACCTAGGCTGTATAACTCATCGATGAAGTTACCCATGTCCCGACTTGTTTCTTCTGAGAGTGTTGCACGAATTACAACTCGCATAGGATCATCGACAGTATCAATTGCTTTTTTGATAATACCACGAAGCTTATTCATCTGTGAAGGCGTAATCTCACGATGATCGATCGTCGAATTGAAAGTATCGAGACTGATCATCATATGAGTATACGGTTTGCTGAAATAGAACTCAGTGAACTCATCGTTGAGTAACAGTCCGTTTGTACACATTGAGATGTACGTTCCGCGATAGTCTTTATAGTTTGAACTGAGTTCTTCGTCGTAAGTCTCAATGAATTCTTTTATTAACGGCTTATGAATAAGAGGTTCACCGCCAAAGAACTGAAAGACCTTCTTTTGCCCGTTGTTTCTAGCATTCATCCAGTCATAGACTTGTTTGAGAGATTCCTTTGTGAACCGACCAAAGTCCTTGTTGTGTTGTTCATAACAATAAGAGCACGCTAAGTTGCATGCGTTAGTAAGCATAGCATTTACCTGAACAAGATCTTTAAATAAGGTTTCTGCTTGGGCAAAAGGGACTGCTTTTTCTTCAGACTTTGGAAGAACCGTGATGAGTTTATTTGACTTTTGACCTTTGCCAGATATATTGATAGTTTCAACACTTGTGACAAGAGCGCCTTCTTGATCTATGACCGAAGGTGTATGATTCTTTAACCTATTCTTTTGTGCTTCATTTAAGACTCTTCTCACATTCGCATAATTATTTGACATCTTAGATACTGCCTCGGGCACAGTTGCACTGACAATTTGATGTATAGTCATCACTAAATGTATGGCTGTGCTGAATCAACGCATCAAGCACATCGACCATCTGCCGAAAAGATGCGGCATCAATTGTTTGGCCTGACGTTTTTGCTGTAGTGGATCCAGCTGCTGTAAATGTACTCGTGTTATCTGCAACCATGTTTGTTATCCTTTAGCTACGATAAATTCTATCTTGTATTTGCCCGCAGTAGCAGTACGATCGTATCTATTTATAATTGAATCTATATTGTATTCTAATGTGATATATCCAAAGTGTCGAGTCGGGTCTACGTGAATTTTTCCGTCCTTCACTTTTACAGTTAAATTAGTTTTGATTTCTCTATCAAATTTTATCTTATTACCGTATTTACCAAAGTAAGTACCACCTTCATATTCGTGTATAACGAACTGGGACGTCGTAAAAATAGTATTCTTGTTTACAGTGTATGTTCCGGAACCTTCGATTCTTGGTGTTAAAAAGTATTCTTCTATTGTGGCATCATATGCATCCATCGTAAAGGCGTGATGAGAATTATTATACACATTTGAATCAATACTCGGCATTGCTACTAAATGTGGATTGAGTACACAAACAACTAATTCTGAGTTTTTTGTTTTTTTGAAAACGCAATAAGTTACTGTAGCAATAGAAGCTAATCCATCAATAGGATTGTTATCTCCACTTAAGTTAATCACGTTAAAATCATCATCTCGAGTATAGTAGTACGATTTAGCCATCAACGTTTTCTTATTCATGGCGATATTACTTAGTGGAGTTCCGAGTGCAACCCAAGAATGTTTTTCTAAATAACTGTACACTTCATCAAGATTAATAACTCTACTATTATCTGAGTCTAGACTAACATTAGGCGTTAAATATTCCTTTAGAATAAGTTGGCCCTTTGACTCACCAACTTCAGTATTCATACCAGAGTTATTTGTTTCTATTACATACTTAAACGATTCAGACTCAAACTGTTCGAGTATGGGCGCCTTTAATTTATGTATGCGTTCATCTTTCACTATATTAGCGAGTGAAGATCTTCCAGAATTAACTGGCATATATAAGCCGTTAAACGACCACTTATCGCCAATAGCAAGGTTCATTACATCAGTACAGTTTTCCCAAATGGGTGGACGCTTTGACGCCCATATAAATGCCCAGTTAATCATAGTGACCTAATATATGCTATAACTTCTTCGCTTGAATTGCCATCAAAGAATACATCAAACTTATCTTTGTGTTTTCTTAAAAAGTTTGAATAAGATTCTTGGAATAGATGCGCTGATTCTTCGCTTAAGTTTTCATGTGTGACAAGATGGTGAATACTTCGAGGAGTAACCCACCCAATATAGACGTGAGGTACATGTGGGCGATTGCCTGAATAAGCAATTGGTAAGACAACATGACCTTCAAGTTCTCTTCCAATATATACGTCTGATTCATATTTTAAGAAGATAAACTTATTCATATCGTGAAACGCTTCTTCAAAAAACTTTATATATGTGTCTTGATCTTGAAGGGATTCAAATACATACTTATAATCTCCACGCTTAAATGCATCAATGACGTCTTGAGGATATTCATGTTGAATTAAATTCTTTGCAACGATATCTAAAAAGTAAGCGTCTTCCATACAAAATTGTATAAAGTTATCTGCATGCCAGTTGTTGACCTTATTGCGAATAGCATTATTCACATCGTCAATCTCAATGTTCATCGCTAACACTACTTTTTTTAACATGGGTTAACCTCTATGTGCCGAAACATCTTATTTGAGCCACTGATAGAACACAGTTTAATGAAGTACTTGTTTACTCTCTCGTTCATATCATATTTATGCCAATCGATCATGTGGTGAAGATCTGTGTATGTTACATCCATTGGAGTATTGTTGTATGTACCTTTGACTAAACTTTCTGACGTCCAATCATATTCACTTACAAATGACATAGGATTTTCAGGATTATAATCGATCCATTTAACAGTGTTGATGCTCCAATTGATTAGATCGTCTAGTTTCTCATCATCACCAAATTCGTCGATGATCCACCTTTTTACTGCTTGATAAAAGTTATAACGGTTGATGTTGATCATGATGTTAATTAGTGCTGACATCTTTGCATACAATTTCCACGGTAAACCATCAAGTCTATAGTATTCGAAGTTAATCGCACTTTTTTCCTGTACTTTTTGCTGGGCCTGTAGTATAATGCTTTTAAGCACAGAAAATTGGATAGAGTCTAAGTATTCAGTGTTAATGAATGTTTTGTAGAATTTTTTATAGAATGTAGAGTGTGGTATACCGATAGAGTCTAGGTACTGAGTAATTCTACGAAGGTATCCTTCAGTCTCCATAGTAAAAATAATACCATCAGACACAAGCATCTCTACGTACTCTTCTCGAGAGTAGGACATAGTAGCTACTACGATCTTTGATGGCTGTACATACTCAGGTGCTTCAATTAGACCTCTTTGTTTGATCAAAGATCCGTCCATCAGAATGTCTTCTCGAATTACCGCATCCTTTGTAGATTCGGTTAAAGATTCAATCATTTCGAGTTTAAACTTTTTGATATAATCTGAATGTGAAGCAGGTGATGTGGGAAGAAGATGCCATGTATACTTTTCCCAGAATACATTTAGTTTTGCCATTTCACCTGCTGCGAAATAGTAGTTTTCAAGTGTCGTGCCGGGAAGACCTCGAATCAACTCTGCTCTGATTTTGATACCAAACTCTTCGCGGAGTTCGTTATAAGCTTTGAACTGCTTTTCCCAAGGTTCATCTATTCTGTCGATGTTCTTTAAGACTTGAGGATCCATATCTTGCATTGATATCTTAAAGCCGGATGCAAGCCCATGCTGAGCCATCAGCCTATCAATCTTGTACACATTTGACTTCTTAGACTTGCTTAATCCAGCAAACACTATTTCCTTTGGCAGGTCGTATTTCTTTTTAAGCTCACACACATATTCCATAATTTCGACATCACGATCTAGTTGACCAAGATTTGCCTCAACCATGTGAAGATCTTCTAATGCATTATTTTCTGCGAGCCATGTTAAATCTTCAATGATATCTTCAGTCGGTCTGAATGCAACCTTTGAGTTAATACCACCACTCCACTCGCAGAAGGTGCACCCGTATGGGCACCCGCGGTGAGTTTCGTAGATAGTCTGAAGTGTTACACCTGGAATACGATTATCGATCACATCTTTGATGTAGTCTTTATTACGTTCAAAGATTTTCTTTGGCCAAGTAAATGAACGCTTATGAAATGTAATAGGTGATGTAATATAACCATCATCTTTTGCCATTACTATAAAGGGGACTTTCATCCAATCTTTATCAGTCTCTATTTGATAGAGTAATTCATTGATGAAAGGTTCACCATAGCCATCGGTTTGACAAGTAAAATCTACATACGGGTATTTCTTAAAATAATCTGGGTCTTCCTTATATTCGCAGTAAGGCCCACCAAATGTAATGTAAATGTCTGGTCTATTTTCTTTAATCCGCCGAGCGACTTCTCGAGATAATCCTACGTTCCATACGTAGACGGAAAATCCTACAAGTGCAGGATCTTTTGACAAGATATCGTCGACAAGTTCTTGAACGTCGTTAGCCCTTGAAGAAGAAATTGGGTAGTGCCAATTCCACTTAGCACTACCCTTATAATTATCTTCTACATATGACTTAAACGACATCCACGCGTAATCATACACATTATCGCGTATAGTGTAATTTACATAAACAAAATTCATATTGTTCCTTAGAGGATAACAGCCTCTACCATTAATGCTCCATCTTCAAGAGCAATTGCGAATGACCATGCATTTCTTGTGTTATCTACCCACGCATAACCTGGAGTTGTAGAAGGTGCAAGTCTATCACCTTTCTTACATCCGCCAATTACCTTAACCGGAACTCGACCTTTGAGCGCAATCGCAGTTCCACCTTCGAGATTGTTATTCATAAGATACGCCGGCTTTTCTGAAACTACACCAAGAACTGAATGAGCATTATCAACATTAGCAGCTGTTACTTCTGCAGTGCCACCGACTGCAATAACTGTACCAACTTCATAGGCTTGATCTGCAAGATAATTTTCTGCAAGGTCAGCGTACTGGGCAGTCGTTGCAATACCATCAAAGGTAGTAGCAAATACAGTTGCGAATTTTAATGTAGAAGAGCCTAGGTTGTAAGAGTTTGTTGTATCTGGAAGAGCGCTACCACTATAGCGTAATGTTGGGAACGTCTTTGTACCGGATAGAGTTTGGTTACCGGTTGTACGTATAACGGTCGAATCGACTGCAAAGCTTCTATCTGCAGTTAGGTCGCCGCCGCCGCTTAAACCATCTCCTGCTGCGATATTTCTTGAAGTTCTTACGAGAGTGGTTGCTATTCTTGCATCAGCAATAGTTCCTGAAGAGATATTTGTACCATTGATATTAGTAATAGCAGAACCAATACCCGCAAATGATACAGCTGTAATCGTGTTTGCCGCAAAGTTACCCGATGCATCTCGAGCTACAACCTTTCCTGCCGTTGCAAGGTTAGTTGCATCTACGTCCCATGTTACTGCAGCAGAGCCATTGAAGTTTGATCCGTTGAGATAGTTACCGGCTGTATGCGCTTGGTTTGTATTTGCCGTAATTGTAATATTCGCTGAACCGTTGAACGATACACCATTAATTGTTCTTGATGTCTGAAGCGTCGTTGCAGTTGATGCGTTACCAGCAAGAGCAGCGGTAATGGTGTTTGCCGCAAAGTTTTGCGCCGCATCTCGAGCAACTATCTTATCTGCCGTAGACGTTGTGGTTGCATCAACCGCCCATGTAGTAGCTGCTCCACCGTTGAAGTTTGATCCGGTGAGATACGTACCACGAGTGAGCGTATTCGGTGTATTTGCCGTAATTGTAATTGCAGCAGAACCATTAAAGTTAACACCATTAATTGCTCGAGCTGTGGCAAGAGTAGTGGCTGTCGACGCATTACCTACAAGATCTGCTGTAATCGTATTTGCAGCAAAGTTCTGTGATGCATCGCGAGCAACAACTTTTCCAGCAGTAGAGGTTGTCGTAGCATCAACCGCCCATGTAGTCGCAGCTGAACCGTCAAAGTTCGAACCGGTA